CACCGTCTGTATCACCATATCCACCGCACATCTCTAAAACTCCATCCTATATCTGGCGTCAATTCTCGGTTCGCCAGTGCTGCTGTCAGAGTAGCTAATGCGACCACCATCGCCAATATTCATGCCAATCGATCCAGAATATACTGGCTCCATGCCGCTTGATTTCTGCCTGTTGATTTCAAAATCAAACGCGCCCATCTTGGCCGCTGCGCCTATCTTTGAAAATGTGCTAGAACTTCCCTGCGTGAAAGTGGCAAAGGGAAACGTGTAGGTATTGTCCTGCATGGTTCTGCTGCCCATAGCATTGCCGCTTATGTCCACTGGTCCCAATGTGGTCGATCCATCCAGACCAAGACGCACGGTTCTGGCCTTGTTTCTAACGTCAGCCATGCCGTCTCTGTATTTTGTTTCTTCAATAGTGTAGCCCATTGAGGGAGTGACGCTGCCCATGCTGCCATCAAATGTTCTGTATAAATCTAATTCGGAACGTGGTTCATTTGAGGTGCCGTCAATACTAAGGTTGCCAGAAACAGGCAAATTAAAATCAAATTTATCTTTTAAATCTAAATTTACAAACGCGCCTTTTCTCTCATCCATTACGCCATTCCCTGTCTTTGAGGTGGCCCCTGCATGGGGGGCTGCTGCGGTGCGGAAACTTGTGCGGCGTCTGATATTGCCGTCAAGGCACCCATTTCACCAGCGCCCATGCGCTGTCGAATCTCAGCTACTTTATTCATTAAATATTTATTCATGTCTATGGGCTGCTGACCCCCACCTTGGGAGGAGGGTGGGGGCCGCGCACCCTGCGCTTGCTCTTTCGGCAAACCGCCGAAGGCGGCAGGATTTATGGGGGGCAAATTATATCGTGGGGGGTACATTCTTCATTGCCTCCATTTCTAGTTTTGCTGCGTTCTTCTCCCGCTCAAGCTGCAATTCGGCCTCCAGCTTTGTGACCTTCGCCTGCAAGTCGGCCTGCGCCTTTGCCATTTCGATCTGCATATCTTGCTTGGCCTCTGCCTGCTTGATCTGAATATTGGACTGTGCCTTGGCTTGATCGGCAGCAATTTGCGCCTGCGTTCTGGCCGTAAGGGCTTCGGTCTCCAGCTTCGCCAATTGCTGCGCGTATTCCAATGGATTGCCCTGACCTTGACCCTGCTGACCAACGCCCCTGATCGCTTCGATCTGCTTCATCTGAGGTGCGGCCCTGACCACTTCTGCGGCCCGTTGGCTAATGAGGCGATCCTGCTCTGGATCAACATTCTCAAACTTGAAGTTGGGGTCTTTGAAGTTTGGCAGTGGGGGCAATTCCATTGCCACGCCTGCCTGCATTCTGAGGCGGTACAGCAGCGCGATATGCTCCGCGATGTGGGCCATTAGAATTGGCTGCATTCCCTTGTGCGCTGGATTGCTGCCCAGTGACGGGTCTTGCAGGAACTGCATGTGAACTGCGATGTGGGCTTCGTGGTCTTGTTCAATAAAGGCGCGAATTGGCTTGCCATACATCACCGACATATTTTCATCGATGGGGTCCATCTGGACCGCCTCTTCTGGCTTTTTCAATATTTCATCGATGTTCTGAATGCGGATCGCCTCGTACATCCGCTTGTACGCCTCGTACATATCGTGAAGTTGAGGCGCGGCCTGCGCCATTTGCAGAACGGCCTGTGCCTGCGCGATGCGCTGGGCGGTGCTAAAGATATTGGGATCGGACACAGGCACGATGTCAATGCGGTCATCAAAGTCGGCTGCATAGATCGTTTCGGCTGCTCCAGCGCGTGAGAACGTAAACTCTTCTGGCAGATTTTCTGCGTTTAGATTTGATAAGAGTTTAAATTCTTGGCCTTGCGAGTAGTGCAGGCGCTTGTGAATTGCGCTGAACGCCTTCGATCCCTGCTCAATTAAGGCAACCGTCGATCCCACTGGGGCGTTTGGATTTACGTCACCGACATTGAGATCGGCTGTGGATGCAAAGCGTTGGCCTGCCTCAACCATAAAGCCCAACAGATTAAACAGCGACCCTGACGGCTCTTTAAACGGCAGTGGCATTATGGCTTTGTTAACGTCATCGACGGTGCTGTCGAGATCGACAAATTCACCGGGGTTAACTTGCACATCACCGCCAGTAACACGGCCACGCAGCTTGAACCCACCTTGCATATTGCTGAATGCTGCACTGTCGAGCAGGGCGCGAAGCGATCCTGTCGCCGCTTTGCCCAGCCCACCGATCATGTGATAGAGGCCAAATCCGTAAAATCCCAAACCCGGCAAGAACTTGTAGCTCACAAACCAGTCACGGCGTTTTTTCATCTCATCGTCTTCGCGCCAATTGCGCCTGACCGACACGATCTTTTGGTTGTCGTAATCAATGGTAATGACGTAGGGCAGGGCGACAGCATTATCGTCCTCGTCCTCTTCATCCATTTCTTCGCCGTCAATGCCGTCGAACAAATCATAGACGTGCATTTCCAGCAGTGTGATTATGTCATCATTGCTATCGTCGTATTCATCAACGCCTTCGATTTCGCCAATAACGCTGTCGGCTGGATCGACATCGTCGCTGCCTGCATCGCTGGTCTGGAGGTAGTAGCCGTTTTGAACATAGCGATTGTAGTCGTTCTTTGGCATTCTAATGAGGTGAGTATAGCGTGGGGATGTGTAGAGGTCTTTGCTTTCTGGTGCCACGCAGAAGTCTTCTGCCTTGACGAACTGGCTGCATTGCCTGTCGAGGTTTACGTCCCACCAAACCTTTTTGAACGTCTGGCCGACCAGCGGTAGGTGAAACAGCATTTGATCCAGATCGGGAAAGTATTCGGGCATTTCCTCTGTGATCTGATAATTCATAAATTCTCTGACCCTGCGGCCCTGCTCTTCGATTTCCTCGTCTGGCTGACCAATGATGACCGACTTGATTGGGCCACCTGACGGGTAAAGCTCTGCGATGGCCTTGGCATTGAATTGCGTTGCCGCTTCTGCGATCAGGGGGTGAACAACGATGGACAGGCCACGGGTGGCCCTCTCGTCTTCGCCTTCGTCTAGCCCCCCGTCTGGGTCTAAGGTTTTTAGGCCAGCCTTGTACCGGGTCTTCCACTCGTCCCGTGCGGCCTCATCGTTTTCGTAAAAGCTGACAAGCTCCGCGCCCTTGGCCGATAACTCGCGTGCGTCGATCTCTTCTGCGAGATTTGCATCAAAGCCGTTGTCGCTTTCTTCGATTACGTCAAGCTCTGGATCACCGATCAGCACGTCACCGTCTGGAAGGGTCTCGACCATCAAGTCATCTGCGGGTGCGCCTTCGGCAAACGGGATTACATTTGGATCAGCCATATAAAGTTATCCTTTGCGGTTCTTGATAATCGTCCTCGTCGGGGTCTTCTGTGTGACCAAGGAACCAGCCCTTACGCAGTCTTAGCCATGCTTGGGTGCAAGTGTCAACGATATCATCATTTGGGTGAGCGGGGAAGGCGGCACATATTGAGATCAAATCTTCGGCCCATTTGCGCTTGGGATAGAATATTCTGCCGTCTTCCAGAAGGGCAGATGCGGCGTGTGCGCGTGCTTCTTTATCGCGGTCTGGTGAATATGCCAACACTGGCACCCCTGCCATTCTGAGGTCTTGCAGGAGGGATTGCCCTGACGCTTTCTTTTCGATCAAAACTGCGTCTGGTTCCCAGTCATCGTATGCCTCCTGTGCCAGCTTGCGTAGCTCTGGGTAATGAACTTTATCGTACCACGCCTCCAGCACGATGGCGCAGTCGTATCCTTGGTACTTGAATACGCCCCAAGTGGTACGGGCGCTGAAGCTAGAGCTTTCCTTTGTTTCAAAGGCTGTGTCCCACGATTGGATTACATATTCGATATTTTCGGGGAGGTCTTCCTTTTCCCACGGCACCCACCAGCTTGACTTCAGTATGCCACCGCCCTTGGGGCTTGGCCGCTGCTGTAGCTGCCCTGCGGCTGCGTAGGAGCCGAGAGACCGCTCTAGGGTGGTCAGGGTCTTCTCGTCCATCCTATCGGGCCACAGAAGCTCCCCTTCGACTGTGCGGGGGTCTGTGAAGCCAAGAGTTGATCTGTTGGGCGTTGGGTGGCCGATTTCATATCTGGCAGGCAGGCACAGGTGATCCCATTCGTTGCCTAGCTCATTGGCGAGTATATGGCCCGTGAGGTCTTGTTCGTGCAGCCTTTGCATGATGATGACACACGCGCCCGTCTTTGGATCGTTAAGGCGCGTCTGCATGGACTGATCCCACCACTCCAGCACACCCTCCCTGACGGCGCTGCTGTCTGCTTCTATCGAATTG